CTAGCTCGGGATTATATAGTTTGTTCATACCTATGGAATGGAACTACGAAGGATACATTGATTCTTATGGCATACCTGTATTCGATACCCCAGATACAGAAGTTGAAGGGCCGCAAGGAGATTTTATCGATCTCGGAGTCATTGAATACTGGGAAAATGAAGTTGAAGGATTAAAAAACGATCAAGATGCTTTAAACGAATTTTATAGACAGTTTCCGCGCACAACTAAACACGCTTTTAGAGACGAGTCTAAATCTTCATTATTTAATCTAACTAAAATATATCAGCAAATAGATTTTAATGAAGATTCTAATAACAAAACAGCTGTAACTCAAGGTAATTTTTTATGGCAAAACGGTATAAAAGATACAAGAGTTACATTTGCACCTAGTAATCAAGGTAGGTTTTTTGTTACTTGGATACCTGATGCACATCTACAAAATAGATATATAGAAAAAAACGGTATTAAATACGCTGGTAACGAACACATGGGTGCTTTTGGATGTGATCCATACGATATATCAGGAACAGTAGACAAAAGAGGATCTAATGGTTCTTTACATGGTTTAACTAAATTTAGTATGGAAAATGCACCAGCTGATCATTTTTTCTTAGAATATATAGCTAGACCACAAACAGCTGAAATATTTTTTGAAGATGTATTGATGGCTTGTATTTTTTATGGTATGCCAATACTTGTAGAAAATAATAAACCAAGATTACTCTATCATTTTAAGCGTAGAGGTTACAGAGGTTTTGCAATGAATAGACCAGACAAAGTTTGGAACAAATTGTCTGTAACGGAAAAAGAAATAGGTGGTATACCTAATTCAAGTGAAGATATTAAACAAGCTCATGCTGCAGCTATTGAATCATATATAGAAAATTCTATAGGTTTTAATGGTGATAGTTATGGAGATTTGTATTTTCAAAGAACATTAGAAGATTGGGCTGCTTTTGATATTAATAATAGAACAAGTCATGACGCGTCTATTAGTTCAGGTCTTGCGATAATGGCTTGTAATAAAAATAGATACGCGCCAGTAAGTAGAAGAAAAAGAAAACCAATTGATTTAGGTATAAAAAAATATGATAACAAAGGAACATTATCAAAAATAATTAAATAAATGAATACATACGCAAATCCAAATAGCGCTTTTCCAAGCCAAACTGTACCAGATGCTGAAAAAGCTTCTCCAGATTATGGAAGAAGAGTAGCTCAAGCCATAGAAAGTGAATGGTGGAGACAAGGTGGTAATGGTACTAGATTTGCTACTTCATATAATAGATTTCACACGTTACGATTATATGCAAGAGGAGAACAACCAGTTCAAAAATATAAAGATGAATTAGCTATAAATGGTGATATGTCTTATATGAACTTAGACTGGAAACCAGTTCCTGTTATATCTAAGTTTGTAGATATAGTTGCTAATGGCATGAATAACAAGGTGTATGAAATAAAAGCTTTTGCTCAAGATCCTGTTTCATTAAAAAAGAGAACTGATTACGCTACTGCTATATTAGAAGATATGCTAGCAAAACCTTATTTAAATGAATTAAAACAAACATTAGGTGTTAATGAGTATCAAACAGATGAAAGTAAATTACCTGATTCACCTGATGAATTAGATTTACACATGCAGCTTTCTTATAAAGAAGCTGTAGAAATTGCTGAAGAAGAAGTTATAGATAATACTCTTAAGAAAAATAGATTTGATAACGTAAAGAAAAGATTTAATTATGATCTTGTTACATTAGGTATAGGTTGTGCTAAAACAAGTTGGAATCCAGCTAATGGTGTAACAGTAGACTATGTTGATCCTGCTAATTTAATATATTCTTATACAGAAGATCCTAATTTTGAAGATATATACTATGTTGGTGAAGTTAAACCATTAACCATACCTGAAATTGCAAAACAATTTCCTTTTTTAACTGATGATCAATTAACGAAAATACAACAAACAAAAGCTTATACTAGTCAAAATTTATACGGCTGGCAAACTTATGATGCCAATACAGTTCAAGTTTTATTTTTTGAATATAAAACTTACAATACGCAAGTGTTTAAAATAAAACAAACTGATTCTGGTTTAGAAAAAGCATTAGAAAAACCTGATACATTTAATCCTCCAGCTAATGATAATTTTGAAAGAGTAGAAAGAAAAATAGAAGTGCTATATAAAGGAGTAAAAGTTATAGGTAACAATGAACTTATTGAGTGGAAACTTGCAGAAAATATGACAAGACCAATGGCTGATACTACTAGAGTAGAAATGAGTTATACTGTATGCGCACCAAGAATGTATAAAGGTCGTATAGATTCTATTGTTAGTAGAATAACTGGTTTTGCAGATATGATTCAGTTAACACATTTAAAACTACAACAAGTAATAGCAAGAACAGTTCCAGATGGTGTATTTTTAGATATGGACGGACTTGCAGAAGTTGATTTAGGTAATGGTACAAATTATAATCCAGCTGAAGCGCTTAATATGTATTTTCAAACTGGTAGTATTGTAGGTAGATCAATGACACAAGAAGGTGATATGAATCCAGGTAAAGTGCCTATTCAAGAACTACAAACATCAAGTGGACAAGGTAAGATACAAAGTTTAATAGCTACATATCAATATTATTTACAGTTAATAAGAGATGTGACCGGTTTAAATGAAGCCAGAGATGGTAGTATGCCAGAAAAAGATACTTTAGTAGGATTACAAAAAATGGCAGTTAATGCTTCTAATACCGCAACAAGACATTTAATGCAAGCGAGTTTATGGTTAACAGTTAGAACATGTGAAAATATTTCATTAAAAATAGCTGACTCATTAAAAAATCCTCTTACATTAAATTCTTTAAAAAGTTCTATATCTACTTACAATGTAGCTACATTATCAGAAATACAAAACTTACCTCTTCATGATTTTGGTATATATTTAGAACTAGAACCTGAAGAAGAAGAAAAAGCTATGTTAGAGCAAAACATACAAATGTCTATACAGCAAGGAGGTATTGACTTGGAAGATGCTATTGATATAAGAAGAATTAGAAATTTAAAACTAGCTAATGATGTCTTAAAACAAAAGCGTAAAGAAAAAATACAAAGACAACAGCAACAACAAATGCAAGTTGCACAAGCACAAGAACAAGCTAAGGCACAAGCTGCACAGGCTATTGCTGAAGCTGAAATGCAAAAACAACAAGCTTTAACAGCTGCTAACGTTCAGTATGAGCAAGCTAAAGCTCAAATGGAATTACAAAAAATTCAACAACAAGCTCAAATAAAAAGAGAAGATATGGAAATTCAACACATGTATGACATGGAGTTAAAAAGAATGGAAGTTCAAGCTATGCAACAAAAAGAGCAGTTAATTGAAGATCGTAAAGATAAAAGAGTAAAAATGGAAGGTACACAACAAAGTGAAATGATAGATCAAAGAAATAATGATTTATTACCTATCGATTTTGAAAACAAGCAAAGTATGTAAATACTATTATTAATTTTATATTATTATATTATGTCAGAACAAAAAGAAACAACAAAACCTGAGGTAGCTGAAGAAGTTAAATCAGAAGGTGGAGATATGAAAATAAAATCAAAACCTAAAATGAAAAAATTTAATGCTACTAAAGAGGAACCTGTAAAAGTAGATCTCACTAAAGATCCTAACGTAAAAACAGAAGAACCTGTTAAAGTAGATTTAACTAAAAAAACAGAAGACGATGCCATTCAAATCGGAGAAACAAAGGAGGTTCCTGTGGAAGAACCATCCGGAAATAGCGATGAGATGGGAAAATCTGTACAAGAGTCCAGTGAGGCTGCTGAAGGGATTTCTCCGCTCAAAGAAGTAACGGAAGAAGAAGTTAAAAAAGAAGAAATAAAACAACCAGAGTTACAACCTATTAAAAAAGTTGTATTACCAGATAATGTAGAAAAACTAGTTCAATTTATGGAAGACACTGGTGGTGATATTCAAGATTATGTTAGATTAAACGCTGATTATTCTAATGTAAATGAAGATGTTTTATTAAAAGAATACTATAAAAATACTAAACCACACCTTACTGATGAAGAAATTTCATTTGTAATGGAAGATCAGTTTAGATATGACACAGATACTGATGAAGAGCGAGACATCAGAAAAAGAAAACTCGCTAAAAAAGAAGCAGTTGCAGAAGCACGTAACCATTTAGAAAGCTTAAAGCAAAAGTATTACGACGAAATCAAGTTGAGGCCCGGCGTAACGCAA